CACGATTCCCGTCATCATGCGCACGCTCGTCAGCCGTGCGGGACTGCAAGGCCTGTTCACCGTCACCGACGAAAGCGCCGACCACAAGACCACCTGCCAGTTCGACCGGTACGTGGACCTGTACAGCGGTCTGGTCAAGATGCTCAGGGCAAGCGGACTCAAACTCCGGTTGCGTAATGACGGCGACAAGGTATCCATGAGCGCCATGCCCGTCCGCACGATCGGCGACAGCATCGACTCGGACCTCATCGACTTCACCGCCAAACAGGCGGCGCACCCGATCAACCATCTCATCTGCCTGGGCAAGGGCGAACTCAAGGACCGTACCGTCATCCACTGGTACGCCGACGCGAACGGCACGTTCAGCCACACGCAGACCCTCAAAGGCCTTGACGAACGCACCGCCACATACGAGTTGTCCAACGCCGAAGCCGACGAGCTCGAGGACAAGGGCAGGCAGAAATTCCAGGAACTTCGGAACACCAGCACCATCGACGTGGACATTCCCGACGGCATCGACGCGGACGTCGGCGACCTGGTCACGGGCCGTGACAACAACACGGGCCTCGTCGTCACTGCCGAGATCTCCAAGAAGATCGTCAAGGTTTCGGGAGGCGTGCTCACCGTCACCTACGAATCCGGAGGCGCCAGCGCCGGCGGCAACAGCGGAGAATCCTCCATCGGGGATGGTGGCCACGCCTACTACGCGGGAGCCGGCCTCAAGCTTGATAATTGGACCTTCAGCGCCGACGTGACCAGACAGGACATCGGTGCGCTTAATACGGCGTTGGCGGGCAAGCAGCCGAAGGGCGACTACATCACCGGCCTGAGAATCGGTTCGGTGGACACGCTCGCACCAGGCGCGCAGGCCAGCGCGTCGCTCACGGGCGCCGGCAGCGACAAAACCTTGAATTTGGGGCTTCCGACAGGCGGTCAGGGCGCGCAGGGGCCAAAAGGTGAGAAAGGCGATCAGGGGCCGCAAGGCGAAAAAGGCGAGAAGGGTGATACCGGGTCCAGAGGAGCGACTGGAGCGGCCGGTGAACGCGGTCCACAGGGCTTGGCAGGCCCGGAGGGGCCACAAGGTCTGCAGGGCCTGCGCGGGGAGAAGGGCGACGCTGGAGCGTCCGGTCCTACAGGGGCGCAAGGCCCCGCAGGTCCAACCGGTCTAACGGGGTCCACCGGCCCGCAAGGACCGGTCGGACCGGTTGGTCCGCAAGGCAAGCAGGGAATACAAGGAGTCCAAGGCATCCAAGGTCCGCAGGGCGAAAGAGGTGAAAAGGGCGACAGCGGCATATCCGCTCCCTCGAACGGCTTCTTCACACTCAGTATGGAAGGCGACGGTGACCTATATGTGAATTATCCGGATAATACGAGCCCACCATCGTTCACTTGGGATCCCAAGAGCGGCGACCTGTATGTGGATATACCAGAAAGGTGATTAATGACCAGGCTTCTAATCGGTAATATCAAAGGTCCCAAGGGCGATACCGGCCCGCAAGGCAAGCAGGGAGTGCAAGGACCGCAGGGCCCTGCCGGCGCCACTGGCGCGACCGGGGCCACCGGAGCGAAAGGAGAGGCCGGACAACGCGGCGAGACCGGGTTGCCTGCCTTGATCATCACACGCATACTATCCGGATACTGGACGTCCGCATGCTCGGATTTTGACTGGCAGACACTCAGTTTCAACCGTGCCCCGGTCGTAGGCGAATACTTCTTCGCCATGACCAACGGCGGCAAGAACCTGATGTACGCACAGATCACAGCCACCGGGAAAAACGTGACGTTCAAGCCAGTCTCGAACACAAGCCTCGTCGGCCCGAAGGGCGACAAGGGCGAGACGGGCATGAGCGCAAGCCAGGCGTTCATCGCCGCCCACCCGGTCGGCTCCCTCTACTGGACCACCGCCACAACAAATCCGGGAACCACCTACGGCGGCACTTGGAAGGAATGCAACACCATCCTTCCGGGACACATCTACCAGCGCACAGCCTGAAAGAGAAAGGAACATCAATGGCACGAACCACGAACATCACCAGATACACCTGCGACCGATGCCACGCCTCCGCATACCTCGCCGACGGTGACCCACGCACCTCCAGCGACTGGCACGACATCACCCACACCACCGTCGACGGAGTCGCACAGGGCGCGCTCGTCTGCACCGCATGCTGGCAGACGTTCAAAGCGCTGGCAGCCACGCAGGACGCCGCCTACGCCGCATACCTCAACAACACAACAGATAGGAAGGAATGACCATGACCATGAATCTCATCACCGGCAAGGCCGGCGCTCCGCACATCACATCCAGCGACCAAGGAGCCATGCAGGCCGGACTGGTCGGAAACGGCAACTACCTGCTGCAAGGCAGCGACGGCAAATTCCCCGCCGTGACCATGCAGTCAGCAAACAAAGCGCTCATCCCGGTCCTCAACCTTGTGATCGAAGGACGATACGCACGCGTCACCGCGGCGGAAACCGTCACCATCGAAAGCGGAGTCACAGGACGGAACCGCAACGACCTAATCTGCGTGAAATACACACGAGACTCGAACAACATCGAAACGATCGCGCTCGCGGTGCTGAAGGGCACCGCCACCAGTGGCACGGCGGCTGACCCCACGGTACCGTCGGGTAGTATCCTGAACAATTCCGGCACCGTATGGATTCCGATCGCCCGTATCCCGATCAGTGGCATCACCGCTGGAACTCCTGTCATGCTTGTCAAGCAGTTGCCTCCGATGAGCCAGCTGTGTGATTCCGTAACCCAGCCATGGAAACCTCCATACACGAACAGCAGACTCACTCTATGTCGCGTCGGACGCATCGTCACGATCAACGGCAACGTCAAGTTCGACGGCAGTGGACAGCAGAACTACTCGACGGCGAATGAGACCATCCCAGAAGCGTTCCGTCCGCTCGCCGACCAGAGCATCATATCGTTCCCGTCCTGCGGTTTCAGCCTGCTTGTCATGCGTGATGGGAAGGTGCAGATGCTTGGCGACCCGAAATCCGCTTACTCCACGGCGCACGGCTGTTGGATGGCACTGCAATAGCTTTCCGTAACCCAGACTTTGATTAAATCACAGTATGGCACCGTGACCGGCGTGAAGTCTGGCAAGATCGCGCAGATTAGCATCAACTGGAAAAGCGCGAGCACTGACTCGTGGGGCAGTGGACAGTTCGGTACAATTCCGGAGGGTTGGAGGCCTGCGGTCGTCACGCATGGCACGTGGTCGGGGCGTGATGGTGCCAGCCAGCGTGATTTCATTCTGGAAACGAATGGCAATTTCCGTTATGTCAATTGTGGCGCGGTGCAGAACAGCGGCACGTTCTCCGGGACGATGACCTACATTCTCGCCTGAATAGCTTTCCGTAACCCTTGAACGGCAGATCTGGCATGGGCCTTACGGCATGACGGTACATCTCGCCAAAGTCGGCATGATGGCTTTCGCTTTTGGCAACACATCCTTCACATCCAACATCAATGCCAACGGCCAGATCGTGAATGAGACGATGGATGCCGGTTTCCTGCCGGAGGGTGAAGGCGCAATACTGCTGGAAGGTGTGAACGAGCAGCATGGAGCCTTGTCCTTCGACTCTGTCGGCAAGGTCACAATCAGCGGCAGCATGAACAGCGGATACTATTTCCGCGTCTGCGGCTGCTGGCCGGTGAAATAGCTTTCCGTAACCCTCACCAGATCGAACCAGAATTGGAACGTGAATTACCGTACCGCGCTGGTAGGCAAGCTGTTGATCGTCGCATTCCACGCAATCCGAGTCGGTAGCGACTGGAATGCGGCGAAAGAATGGGAGACATCCCCGCTTTTCACACTCCCAGCCGGTTTGGAGGCGGCTTTCGAGGTGCATTGCGCCGCAGTATCCAATTCGAGCATCGGATTGCATGGCGTCGAAGTGCAGGTGGCGCAGCACACCATCGCCTTGCGTTCCTCGGGAAAGATGACAGTAAGCGCAAACTGGGGATGGGTCGAAGGCTGTATCACGGTGCCACTTGTCTAGGAGAACGTCACTCCACTAGGAATCGGCATGGAAAAACGCTGTATCAGGATGTTATCCCTGCCAACCCCGCCAAGTAACGTAATACTGCCATCTGGATTCCAATTCGCTTGCTTGTTGTAGTGCGGATCCGCAAGACTTGATCCAACACATCCCAGTCCAATTGTGGCCGATGGACGTATCCCTGACTGATATAACCAGACCCTATAGTTCGAGACTTCGACGGTTGATTTGAAAGAGCTCAAATCGACATACAGCATGTTGCCCTTGACGGTAATCGTGTTGGATCCACCATATAGGGCGCCAACAAACGATCTTGTGTCCTGAAACTTAAAGGTAGCAGTGAGGGCTACGGAAAGCTATTTCACCGGCCAGCAGCCGCAGACGCGGAAATAGTATC